CGCCCTCCTGAGGATGCGCGTTCGCCACCAACAGAAAGCCTTCTTCTTCGCGCGCCGCGTCCTTCGTGTCCCAATCCGATTGTCGATCGAACTTCGACAGGCCGCGCGCACGCAGCACTTCGCTCTTATTGTGCGGATCGCTGATATCAATCAATCCTTGCTGCACCGATTGGTCAATCATCGCGTTTTCGCCGAGCGAGGAGTGCGGCGTCGAGGAGCCGGCCTCGACCTGCATTTCAAAGCCGCTCATATCGTGTTCCTTAAACTTGGTGGCCTCCCAGAGCCCATGCTTGCCGAGAATCGTTTCGATCTGTTCGACCGGCATGTTGTCCCGCGCCATACACGTCACTTGGGTGGCCCACTGGATGTGGCCGTTCTCCCACCGCTGAAAGAGCGGGCCCCATCGCGACTGCCCGCGCTCAATCAACAGTTGCAGCGCATACCCGGCCGTGATCCCCGTGGGCGCCTGGCCCTTGAGCACGTCGAACACGCTGGCGAGTTCTTCAAAGTCCGTGTCGATTTGCTTGAGCCACTGCATCACGCTGGTGGGGACGTTCTCCCCCGGCAGGCGCTTGGGCTCCGCCGTCGAGTTCGGCAGCAGCTGCATCACCTTCAGCACGGCGCCCGGCTGTCCCGAAAAGCCTTCGACATTGGTGCCGTAGGGGACGATCCAAACGGGATTCGCCATCCGCATCGTAATGAGCTGAATGAGGGATTCGAGCTCGTTGCGCTGTTTTTGCTTGGGGGCCAGATCGTTGGCCACGCTCTTGCCGAGCGCCGAGCCGGGCATGGGATCCATGATGAAGTGCGCGGCCGGCAAAAACGGCTTCCCCTGCAAATCCCGACACGGCAGTTTTTCCTTTTCCAACAGGACGCCGCCGGCCGTCACGCAGTAGAGCCCATCCGGAAAGTCGTCATCCGGGAGGCGCACGTACCATTTTTCGATCGCGCCGAGCTTGCGCATCGCGTGCGTCGTGGTGATGCCGAGCGATTGCCCGGAGGCGGCATAGGCAAGCGTCGAACTGTAAAACTCACTAAGCGTGTAGGAGCCCCCCGCTTCGACCTTCTTTCCTTTGTTCCCATAGCGGTCCGGGAAATACGTGAGGGGGCGGCTTTTCTCCCGCAAGAGATCGTGCTGATCGTGCCATTGGGACACGCCGTAGTCGAAGAACATTTCGAACGGGGAGGAGATTTCGGTGCGGATCTCGCCGGTCTTAAACGTCTCCTCTTTCGGCGTGCCCTGATCGGTCATGGCATAGCTCATATTCGACGATTCGCACTGCGGGCACTGCCCGGCTTCGAACGACGACGGGAGCGCAATGTGATTGCAGGTATCGCATTGATAATAGGGGACGGTGAGCTTTGAACCGTTCGACGGATCGTAGACGTTCACGAGAAAGGCGTTGCCCGTGTAGACGAGCCAGGTCGCCAGTTCCTGGCGCCATTCGTTGAAGTGGGTGAGGAGCTTGGCGCGGTCCACAAATCGCGTAGCCGCTTCGGCAGCCGCCTTCTGATCCTCGTCGGAGGTGTCGCCGGCGGTCCACTGCATCGTGGGCTCCACCCGTAACACCAGAGCAACCAGCGCATCCAATGTACTTGCAAAGCGATTCGTAACGGGGGTCGGGATCCACGGCTTAAGGCGCTTAAACCGAAACTGGCGAGACACTTCATCATAGATAATCCACTGAATGCCCTGCTTGTAGAGCAGATTGCGATACCAGTCCCGCTCGTGGGCATAGCGCAGGTATTTGACCCGCTCTTCGGCCTCCTCGACTTTGGCGATAACGTCCGCGTCCGTCACAATAAAAAAGGGCCAGTCCCATGTCGGAACTGGCCCTAGCTCATGCTCCTTAATCCTTTGGCGGGGGCGCTACACGATCACTCCCGCATCATCTATGCGAGCATCATTGTCTCCTATAAACGTCACAAAACGCCGGCAGCGCGGACACTTCATCTGAAATTCGATCACGCGGCCGATGCCCAACAACCGCCCGCAGGGGCATCGTTTGATCAGGCTACTACGCCTTGTGGGGTCTTGTGTCAAGAAAATTCAAAAAATAAAAGGGGGGCATCACGCAGTTAGGGTACCCGTCCCACGGCACTTATACGGATGCACGAGTGATTGGCTCACTCTGGCTTGCCCCCCTTGGTCGCCGCCGAAGCGATGCGACCTTTTTTACAACTCGATCAGTTTTTCTTTTGGGTTGCGGGCCTGGTCCTGAAAGATCGCTTGCGCGTCTTCCATGAGCCGGTCCTGGTACTCCATCGCCGATCGGGCCTCCTCCGGCGTCACCGCCTTTTGCGTCACGATCACCGGCTTGTCCTCCATCATTAGGTAGCCGTTGATCGCGGCCTGTTCGCGCGCCTGGGCGTCGGCTGCTCGCTCCTTCCACCACGCCATCTGTTCCTGGAGCATCAAACAGCGAGGACACGGTTTTTTCCGGAAGAAGTCGAGCACCTTCACAGTAGCATCTCGTCGTACAGGCCGTCCTTTATCTTCTTCTCCGCCGTCTGCTTATTCGTGCGCCAAAGGCTCAGTTTATCCCACGCCGCGTCGTTGTCGACTTCTTCTTCCACCATCGAAAATAGATTGAGCACAAGGTAGCGTAAGCCATCCATGACGTGCTCAAACCAGCCATCCTTTTTGGGATGATTCTTCAGCACGCCCTCTTTATCCTTACCGGTGGCGCCGGTATCTAGCACGTAACCGCCTTCGAACCCTTCAATCAGCTCTTTGTTGCAGGGATCCAGGATCATCCCCGGCTCGCCGTTCTCCATCACCCGCAGTTTTTGCTCCATGATGCCCAAGCCCTCTTCGCGGAAGGAAAACTTAAAATTCAGATGGATCCTGAATTTCTCCAACAGAATTTGTGTGGTCGCGCCCTTGTCCGTTTGCTGATTGCCGGCCGGATCTCCATAGTCCACGATCTTCTTCGCGCCCGGAAAATACATATTCGTCTCGGAGATTACTTGATCGGCGAACGTCCAGATTTTTTTATTCGTCTCCAAGAGCGAGCGTAGGATTCGCACCTGATTCATCGGCCCGAGCTGCGCCCACACGCACGCGGGATGGCCCTGGCCGAAGTCCCATCCGCGCAACAGCGGCAGCTTCTCGTCGAAGAGCACCGGCCGTACATGCACGGCGCGGTTGAAGTTGGGAAAAAACGGCTGATCGGAAGAGACCGTGTAGTCGAGCTCGTACTCGCGCATCCAATCGCGTTCGCGAGCCATCGCTTTTTTGGCCGCAGGGATCCAGACATCGCCCTTGGGTGTGCCCGCACGTTTATCTTCATCCGCCGAGTAGTGAATGACGAGCACTTTCCACCCCTTCGGCGTCGTAAATTTCCACATGCCATGTGCGGGGGACGTCCAATCGTCGGGCACCGTAATCCCCTTGAGCATCCCGCCAGGGAGGCTACTGCGATGGCCGACCGGTGGACTTGGCGCTGCAAACTTTCGGGGAATCTGTTCGTCGTAGATCGCACCAGGCGGATCGCCATCCGTCATGCGGTGGCTGTTATGACAGGTTTTGCATTCGGCTTGCCGGCCGTCGAGCCGATCCTTCGAGACGTAGAAATCGTCGTCGAGATCCTTGGGAATGCCGCAGTTGGTACAGGTTTTCAGCGCCATGACTACCAGATGCCCGTCAGCAGCTTCGACATCAGGGCGCCGTGTTCCGGAGAGCTCACGCCGATGAATTGCCCGCCGCCCACCAAGGATGGCATGCCCGCGCGAATGGCGCGGCGCGCTTCCGGTTGAAAGTCCAGTTCGTCCATGAAGTAGCCGGACATGGTATGCGAGCGCACAATGTCGGGCCCTTGCGGGATGCCCCAGACCTTATTGTCCATCGTGTCGAGTTCGAGGCGGGAGCGATTTTCCCGCACCCCGGTGACGCGCGGCCGGATCGTGCGGATCCACTGCGGGAGAGCCCCGTGGTAAAACCACAGGCGGTCGATGAGCGCGAGCGCATCCTCTTCCCGCTTGCTTTGCACTACCCACAACTGATGTTTATAGATGAGACAGATCGCCAGAATGTACGCCAACACCGTCCAGGTGATGAGCACCTGTCGCGATTTAGGGATAATCGTCGGGATTCCGTCGAATCGGTTTTGCCAGAGCTCGGCAATCACTTCCCGCAGATGGGGTTTGTCGGGGAGGGGATCGACGCGATCGCCTTTGTGCTCGTCGCGCGTGCGAAAGAGGCCGTGCCCGAGAATAAAGTCGGGCATGTCGTGCGCCATCGCCAGTAACGTCGCTTCCGCCTTCTGCCGGCCGATGAGGGGGGCCGTCTCGCTCAGAGTGGCTCCTCAACCGGTTGGGAGAGCGGATGCGGCGTGGACGCGACGGTAATCGCGTCACTGCGCTGTTTGAGCATGGTTTCGGCGAGCGCGGCCAGCTCCCGGTCGTTTTCGAGTTCTTCATCCTTGAGTTGGCCGTCCAAGAGCTCGGAGGCGGCCTTGCCGGAGGCCAACGAGAACCACCCCAGGTCGCGAATCTCCTTAGGTTCGAGTTTTTTGCCGGGCCTGAGCACGCCATCGGGGCCGATGGAGGGTTTAAGATCGTGTTTCAGCTCGCGTAGGGCCACCGCCGCGATCTGCGCCGCTTCCGCCGCGTTGTGATAGTGCTTTTTCGCGAGGCGATCGCGAAACGCCTTCATCCGAGTCTTAAACAGGGGCTGTTTCGCCGTGCGATCGACGACGTAGGGGGTCACGCCCACGTCGGTGGCGATCTCGTCCACCGTTTGCGCGGTACGCTGCTTGCGATGCAGGATCCCGTCGAACTGCGCCTTCGTGATCGGGGAGACGGGCTTCCAATACGCCGGGCGGGGCTCCATGAGACACAGTATGCTACAGGGAGTGTCCGAGAAGTCAAGATTCTTTGGACAGGCTCATCGCCTCTTCATTGTTTGCTCGCCAGATCCGGGCGGCTTTTCGACGGGCCATGTCGAAGGTCATGTCCGGAGAGAACGCAATGTCCGCTAACGCGCCGATGCAAGCGTCATAGGCTGCTTGCAGCCGCAGCGCTTTTTCAGTATCGACCCCCCTCACGGCGTTTCCGCGTGGCCCACTTCGCTGAGCCAGCGCACGCGCACCTTCTGCACCTTGTCTTGCCGAATCGGCAGACACTCGCCCATGCTGCGGAT